CAATGGCTCAAAGATACTAATTTGAAAGCAAATCACAACTAAGGAATTATCGAAAACCAAAAAAGTTAATTGAATTTATGGAGAATCAAGAAAAGAAGTTAGAACTGATCACGGTCAGCGAAGCTGCCCGTATCTTGGACCTTACCGAGAACGCTGTACGGTACAGAGTAAAACAGGGCTATCTCAATCACTACCGTAACATGAACGGTGCGTTGAGACTCAGCAAAGCGGAAATTACAGAAAAATATTTAACATTTAAAAAACAGTAATCATGAAAGTAGAAATCAGTATTGACAGAGAAACGAAAGTTTATGAGTTGCAGACCATAGCTGAATTCGCAGCTAATTTGGCGATCCGCAAATCACGTGAAGAAGGGGGACAACCTGCCGCTGCTCCCGCGCCAGCTCTGAAACCGAATATCTCGGAAGACAAGAAGAAGTTCGAGGAATTGACCAAAGACATCCCCGGTGTGAAATCCGAGGAAACCGTAATCGACTCGTCCAGCGAGGCAAACAATGTCGAAGCTATCATTGATGACAAGTCAGCAGTAGAGGAAGTGTTCGACGGAAACCAGGAAGCCAAGAAAGCCGTTGCTGAGATGTCCGAGAAAGAACTCGCTGCCATGCCTACAGAAAAACTGGTTAAACTCCTCGTCGTAACATACAACGTAGACCCGTCCGATTATCCTGGAAAGAACACGAACGCTAAGTTGCGTCGCCTCTTGATGAGCGCAGCTAAGGGAAACCTGGAAGCTCCTGCCCAAGAACCATATGAACAGACAATAGGAGAAACCAAGGCAGAAGTAGATGAGGAAATGCCGTTCGACAAGGAAATCGCTGAGGAACCGGAAGAAAAGGTTGTCACAATCGACATGTGCCGGGACGAAGCCCGCATCAAGATCAAGAAGGACCGTGAAGCTGTTCTAAGGGTATTCAAGTCTTGCGGATGTTCAACATTCGCTACTCTGAGAGAAGCAGATTACGCCAAGTTCTACGAAGCCGTAAAAGCCATCTAACATGGCTGAAATAAATCATTCAGAAAGGGGACACGCGCTGCTGTCCCCATCCTCCTCGGAACGCTGGATGAACTGCACGCCATCTGCCCGGTTAGCCGAGTCGGCAGAAAACAAGTCATCAGAATTCGCGAAAGAAGGGGAATTAGCCCACGAGCTGGCGCAGCATCTGCTTGAGCTTTGGGACCACGGTCTGTACGACCCCCTGTTTGACGATAATATGATACTGCCGGAAACCATATCCTATTCCAAGTACTTCAGCGAGGAGATGGTGAAAAACGTGAACAGGTACCTGGAGTTCGTCATAAACGAGTTTCATGAGATCAATAAGACTGACGGGAAGGTGGTTCCATATTGGGAGACTCACGTAAACCTGGATAAGTACGTCAAGGAGTCATTCGGAAGCTGCGATGCAGCTCTTGTAGGAACGAAGACACTTCACATAATCGACTTGAAGTACGGTGCCGGTATCAAGGTGTCTGCGCAGCGCAATCCGCAGATCATGATGTATGCCCTAGGAGAGCTGCAGACTTGGGACAAGATAGAGACAGTCAAGATGTCCATTGTGCAGCCGAGACTCGACCATTACGACACTTTCGAGATGTCCGCCAATGACTTGCGCGTTTGGGGAGAGAAAGTCTTGAAACCGAAGGCAGAAGCAGCATGGGAAGGCAGAGGCGAGCAGAAGATAGGTGGGTGGTGTCAGTTCTGCCCTGTCAGACCGCGATGCCGGGCGCATTTCGAAGCAATCAAGGACGACTTTGATGAGGAATGCGAACCGTTGCTCATGACCGAGGAGGAAATCGTCGAGATGATCGGCAAGATAGACAGTTACCGTAGCTGGATCAACTCGTTCGACCAATTCGTCTACCGGGAGGCTATGAACGGCAAGAAATGGGCTGGATACAAGCTGGTGGAAGGACGGTCCTCCCGGAAGATCACTGACCCCGATAAGGTCCGTAACGAACTGCTTGACGAATTCCTTGAAGACGAGATTATGAACATCAGTCTGAAGGGGATAACCGATCTTGAGAAACTGTTAGGCAAGAAGATTTTTGCCGCCCGTTTCGGCAAGTACGTTAAAAGTCAGCCCGGTGCGCCTAAACTCGTACCGGAAAATCACCCCGGAACCGAGTATAGCTCACTATCTGACTTCGATGTGGAAAGCTAATAAACGTTAATAATTTGTTCAAAATCTGGCAAATTCAGAAGACTGCCGTATATTCGCGTCATCAAAGTTAAACAAGTGGTATTAACAACTTAAAAAGCAAGAATCATGGGAAAGAAATTAATCCTAAAAAATGTAAGATTCTCATTTGTGAGAGTATTTGAAGCAGAAGACCGCTTCAATCAAGGCAAATCAAAGTACGAAGTAACTATCTTAATCCCGAAGACTGACAAGGAAAATCTCAAGAAGGTTTCCGCAGCTATCAAGGAGCTGCAGAAGGAATACCTTGCGGAACATCCGAAATGCAACGGCAAGTTACCGGGAGACCCGTCAAAATGGAATCCTATCAAAGACGGTGACGACAATATCGAATATGACGGATTCGAAGGAATGTACTACATCCGTGCATCCCGTAATGAATCTCAGGGTCGTCCGGTTATCATCGACAGGCACAAGCAGCCGATCACGCAGAAAGAGGACTTTTACTCCGGATGCTGGGGAGTTGTTTCGATAGATGCCTACTCATTCGATCAGATAGCCAACAAGGGTATCACATTCGGATTGAATGGTGTTCAGAAAGTCAGAGACGACGAAGCCTTCGGAGGCGGAGGATCGGCTATCAACGACTTCGATGAAGAAGACGATGATACGGACAATGATCCGATCTTCGATGACCCCAATGATTTGGGTCTCTAAAAACAGAAAAACTTTTAATTTATAACTTAAATTTTTATTCATTTATTATTAACCAAATTTTATTATTTAACTAAGTAATTGGGTGCAAATGTGAATAGCGGATGGGGTAGAAGACATCCGCTATTATTTTAAAAAGAGAGGACAACATATGAGAAATGTTTACATAGACTTCGAAACCTATTCCCCCGAACCAATCAAGACAGCCGGAGCGTACAGGTACACGGAGCATCCCGATTTCGAAATCCTGCTGATCGGATATGCCGTAGAAGACGGGGAACCGAAGATAATAGACCTGGTCAACCTAGACGACCCGCAGCCGTTCTTTTCCCTTATCCAGCAGCCGGACGTTCTGATCCATGCCCACAATGCCGCCTTCGAACGATTGTGCCTTCGTGCCTACGGATATGACATCCCCGCTACCAAGTTCCGCTGCTCCGCCACGAAAGCCCTGTACTGCGGATTCCCCGAATCACTAGGAAAGGTATCAGCAGCCATGCATCTGGTAGACGGAAAGCTGGACACAGGCAGCGCATTGATAAAGATATTCTCCTGTCCGCAGAAGGACGGATCACGCATCTATCCGGAAAGATATCCGCAGAAATGGGAAGAGTTCAAGACCTACCTCAGATACGACGTATTGTCTGAGCGTGAGATCGACCGAAAGCTGGCACACATCGAAATGCCGGAATCGGAGATCGAACTGTACGGGATCGACCAGGACATCAATGACCGCGGGACAATGGTGGATGTCCAGCTAGCCCGGAATGCCGATGCCATCTATACGGAATACTTGAAGAGGCTGAACGAGAAGATCAAGGCTAAGTACGATATCACGTCTCTTAAGTCAAGCAAGCAGATCAGCGCCTTCATTGAAGAACGTAGCGGGAAGTTCTACGAAACGATCAACAAAAACAACATCAATCAGATCATGGAGGAATGCAATGACAAGGATGTTACCCGTGTTCTTACAGCCCGCAAGATCGCCTACAAGACTTCTATCGCGAAGTATGCAGCCATGCTGAACTGCCTGTGCAAGGACGGGTCGGCTAAGGGCTTGTATCGCTTTTACGGAGCTAACCGGACAGGCAGATGGGCTGGACGCATCGTCCAGCAGCAGAACCTTCCTCAGAACCACCTGGAAGAACTTGAGAGAGTTCGAGAGGACGTGAAGAATATGGACCTTGACGAACTGATGATGTTCTACGATAACGTCCCGTCCATCCTGTCACAACTGATCCGTACGGCATTCATCGCCCGTGACAGCTATATCTTCCGGGTAGCCGACTTCTCCGCCATCGAAGCCCGTGTGATCGCGGTGCTTGCGAACGAAACGTGGCGAATCGAAACATTCCGGAGAGGCGGTGACATCTACGTAACATCTGCTGCCCGTACCTTCAATATGAAGGAGTCGGAATGTGGGAAAGGGACCCCTTACCGTCAGCAGGGAAAGGTCACAGAGCTAGCTCTAGGATACGGAGGTTGGGTCGGAGCGATCAAGACAATGGACCGCGACGGAGCTATTCCGGAAGAGAATATCAAAAACATCATCCTTAAGTGGCGTGATGCCTCACCGAAAATTGTATCTTTGTGGCGCATCTTAGAGGACTCGGCTAAAAGGGCAATCTTGGCAAAGCGGGATGTACCCGTCGATATTGATGGTAAAATTATCTGTCATTTCTATTGGATACCTCAATACAGGACGCTCGCATTGCGCTTGCCATCGGGACGATCCCTGCACTATCCGTATGCTTCGATCAAGAAGAAAACGATCCGCTACGACAACGGTGACAGCAAGGAGATCGAATCAATCCATTATATGGGTCTTGACCAAACGTCCGGGAAGTGGGTGGAACTGGATACATATGGAGGAAAGCTGACCGAAAACCTGGTACAGGCTGTATCCCGTGACCTGCTGGCAAGCGCAATGAGAAACGTCTTGAGCATCAGCGATGATGGAGAAGTGGGAATCGTAGGTCACATCCATGACGAACTGATCACCGAATGCCTGGAGGACTCAGATATAACGCTGGATGATGTCTGCATAGCCATGGCTATATTACCGGATTGGGCAAAGCCGTTCGACATCCCCCTAAGAGCAGAAGGCTTTAACAGTTACTTTTACAAAAAAGACTAGAATATGCTGGAGAAATATCTTATGTCAGTTGCAGGGTCCTCCAAGAGTACCAATTGGAAGAGAAAAACATACACTTGGGAAGCCCTAGTCGAAGAGCTATCAAAGCCCAAGATGGTCGGAAGCGAGACTATGAAGGAGTTCGACAGGCTGGCGAAGTCAGAGAAGGCGATCCGCAAGGATGTCGGAGGCTTCGTAGGCGGAACGCTTGCCGGAGGAAGACGTACCAAAAACTCAGTAACAGGCAGATCACTTATCACATTAGACGTTGACTACGGAGAGGATGACTTTTTCTTCGACTTTTCCATGCAATTCTCATGCGCTGCTGTTATATACGGCACGAGATCAGACCGCCCGGGCAAGCGGAGGTTTCGTCTTATCATCCCGATGGACCGTGAGATCGATAACCGGGAAGAATATGAAGCAGCCAGCCGGAAGGTAGCGGAGATCATGGGCATCGAACTGTTCGACCCGACGACATTCCAAGCCGAACGTCTGATGTACTGGGGATCGGTATCCAAGGACCAGGAGTTTTACTTTGAAAGACAGGAAGGCGAGGCGCTGAACGTAGACGAACTACTCGGTATGTACGGAGGAGAGGATGCGTGGAAAGATGTCCGCCTATGGGCATTCACCGATAACGAGGAGCGCACGATCCGCAGCACTGTCTCAGAGGCTGGGGAACCGACCGACAAACCGGGGATCATCGGTGCATTCTGCCGGGTATACACCGTACAGGAAGCTATCGAAAAGTATCTGTCTGACGTTTATGAGCTCTGCGATCATGATCGCTACACCTATAAGAGAGGATCATCCGCAGCCGGAATGATCGTGTACGATGACAAGTTCGCCTACTCCCACCATTCCACCGACCCGATCGGAGACGGTCATGTATACAATGCTTACGACCTTGTGCGCATCCATCTGTTCGGGCATCTGGGGAAGGAGGAGAGCGAACATGCGATGGCTAGACTTGTACAGGAGGATGAGTCATGCCTCCGCGAGTTAGTCGCTGCTAATGACTGCATGGATGACTTCGATGATGTATCCGATGAAGCAGTAGAAGAGACCGAGGAAGTGCTGGATTGGGACCTTGACAGTAAGGGACGCAAGGAGGTGACCATCCGCAACTTCGTCAACGCCTTCCGCACCGATCCCCTGCTGAACAATCTGCTCGCGTATGACCAATTCCGAGGAACCATAGTGTATACCCGTAAGCCGTTTTTCGACAGCAGCAAGGACAAGGGGGACATCTTCGATGACACCGCAGAGTCAATCATCCGCAACCGGATCGAGACAGCCCACGGGATCTACTCCACCGGGAAGATGTGCGATGCCATCGAATATGTAGCCAACAAAAACGGCTTCCACCCCATCAAGACTTTTCTCGATTCGCTTGTGTGGGACGGAAAGCCGCGTATCGACACGTTCCTTCAGACCTACATGGGTGCTGAGGATTCAATCTACGTAAGAGAGGCGTTCCGCAAGATGCTGGTAGCTGCGGTTGCCCGCATATACGAACCAGGAACTAAGTTCGACACCGCTCTGATAATGGTATCACATCAAGGTGCGGGTAAGTCAACGCTGGTCCAGCGACTGTCGAAGGGGTGGTTCAACGACTCCATGACATCGTTGGAAGGCACGAAGGCTTACGAGTCGATCCAGAATGCCTGGCTGGTGGAGCTAGCCGAGTTGTCAGCCATCAAGAAGTCAGACATCGAGGTGATGAAGAACTTCCTGTCCAAACGGGAGGATACATACCGTGCTGCCTACGCCAAGCGTATCAAGACACATAGACGGCAATGCGTATTCTTCGGATCAACCAACGAGGATGAGTTTCTCAAGGACCAGACAGGTAACAGGCGTTTCTTCCCGGTCGCGGTGAAGTGGAATGCCAACAGCCACTACCTGTTCGAAAAATCCTTTGAAAGCACCATCGACCAGCTATGGGCAGAAGCCAAGGAGCTGTACGATGCAGGTGAGAGTCTGATACTGTCGAAGACAGCAGAAAACATAGCTAACGGTATTCGCGAAGAATACACGGAGGTGTCTTCGATGCACGGTCTGATCGAGAAGTTCGTCAACATGAAATTCCCGAAGAACTGGGACGACTGGGTATACGCTGACCGGAGAGACTTCGTTGACGGGATAGGCGTGTTCGAGGAAGGCACGGAGACCAGGACAGATTTCTGCACTTTCGAAATATGGTGCGACGGTCTCGGGATGCCCCGGAAAGACTTTACGGTAGCCAAGGCTAGAGAGCTTGCGGGGTCTCTCAAGAGGCTGGGATTCGTCCGGAACGGGCAGAGAAACGTTAATATATACGGCAGGCAGTCAATTTACACGCGTATTATTTCGGATACCGAGGATTAATGCGTATCTTTGTATCACTGAATATTGAGAGTTTATGGTTGTATCTTGTACTACTGATAAGAAGATTTTAGGCTGAGAGAAGCCAACCCCCCACTTCTTTTATGTTTGTCAAATGCACTTATATTTTTCCTCCCGTATCCCGCTGTGAAGCCCGATACGGGAGGTTTTTTATTAATGGACGTTAATACTGGCTTCTGTACACTAACAAACGTTAATAATTTGTTCAAAATTTGGCAAAACCGGAAACTTGCTGTATATTTGCATCATCAAAGTTAAACAAGTAGTAACAATTAAAGTATAAAATTATGAAAACATTTGAGACCAACAATGAAACAATAACCATCGAGAAAATAGGCTACGGGCTGTATATATTAACGGGTATGGGCACATCAGTGCTTTGTAATGACTCCGAGATATGGGATTGGTGCGATGACGAAGAAAACAAAGAGAAACATCTGGCAGCTAAGGAAACCGCATACAGACTGCTTGTAAACAATTTGTAAAAATAAGATCATGAAAAAGGTAATAAAGACAATACTTAACGCGATCGGATTCGTTCTGATCTGCATATTAATAACCGCTTATATACTATTCGTATGCTGATAATTAATAGAGTAACATTGATTAAGGGCGATTCTAAGGAATCCATCAACAAGGGTCCGATAGCCCTTGAAATCATGAATGTAGAGCAGTTTCGGGAACATGTAAAGTTGCTGTTCAAGTGCAACAGGGTATTACTAGATTATACGGAGGAGGAAGAAGATGAAACAGAAAACAAGGATTAGCGCAGAGACGGACGGTCGCTATCACGTACAGGAGCTGGGAGGAGACAACTTGTACCACACGATCCTCGGAGGAATATGTGAGACGAAGGAAGAGGCAAGGCGCATTCGCAAGGCTTACAAGGCTGCGGAGAATTTCGTAAACAGATTTAACAATAAGTTCTGCGGGATGCACACCATCCATCTTCCGAAGTTTGACCCATCCGATTACCAGAAGAGAGATGAGGAAGAACGAGACAAGTGAGAAGGTTTTCGAAAGAGAACTATCACAGTACGTTGAGGAAAGAGGCGGGATGGCGGTGAAGCTGCTGTCCCAATTCTTCAAGGGATTACCGGACAGGATGTTCCTCATACCGATCGGAAAGGTCCTGTTCGTAGAGTTCAAGAGCACCGGGAAGAAGCCCACACCTATTCAGAGATGGGTGCACAGGAAACTCGATGAGATCGGATTCCCTGTTTATATAGTGGACAGCCCGGAAAGCTACTATCTTGTAACAGACATTATAGATGACATAATTAAAAGATCTAGATGACAATGGAAAAAGAAGAGATAAGAATAGAATTTACAAAGAAATTGCTCGATATGGGATTCGTAAAGGCGGGTGACTTCGCGCTGACGAAAAGAATGGATTCCAGGAGGATGACCATATACTTCCGGGGGATCGGGATATTCGTAGAATTCTCAAGCGTTTTTAACGTAGTATCGAGTATGTGCGTTCCATATGAGCACACGAAGGGTGACTTTAATATGTTTCTGATCATCGTCAGATATTCGCTTAAAGAGGTGGCGATCAAGGGCTATTCCGAAGAGATGGAGAATTCCTTGAAAAACCTTTTGCCTTACAATGAGTAGTTATTATATTGGCAGAAATTATGGAAGTAGATTTCAACAAGAGATTAAAACTCGACCGCATCAAACTGTTTGTCGATGTGGTCACCAAGATGGCAAACGACACCCCGGCAGGAGGATATGCCATCGGAGAGGCAATAAAGGCATTGCCGGAGAATATCCAGCAGTTCCTGCTATCTGAGATACCCGACAAGGTTCTCCGCAGGGAGTACGCCCGCAGAGAGCTGGGAAACCTGGAAGACGCTTGTCTGACGCAGGGGAAGGACGAACTGTTCGAGACCTTCCGATCGGAGATATACCAGAATGACAAGCTGCACACTGTAGCCAATCTCCTCGGAACCGACTGTCTGCGTCCCGATCTTGTTGAGACCGCAGAAGCCCTGGTCAAGCTGTTCCCGGAAAGATGGACCATTCAAGAATTATCGGATGAAATATACGCTAAAAGTTTAGGATTATGACAGCAGAAGAAAGAGTTAAGGTTCGCGACTGGGCACGTCGTAACTTAGGAAAAGAAGTAACGTACCTTTATGAAAGAATGGTTGGACGGTCGGAACGGCATGAAGTAATGGTAGTAGGTTATTCAGAGCTATCCGCACAAGTAACAGGAGAAGAAAAGGTGAACGTATTAGTAAGTTATACAGATTATCACGGCTGGGGGCCGGAAGCACTGGATGGCACTGATCATGTGCTTGTGCATTCTCCGCTGAATGTCTCGTTTTGGCTCGTATATCCGGAGAATATAGAGGAATATGTAGTAGATGAATACTTTGATAAGAGACATGCTGAACAGGAGTAACTTGCATAAGTATCAGTTACAGGGGGTGGAGCACATCAAGGATAATCCGGAATGTGCTCTATTCCTTGATATGGGCTTGGGGAAGACCGTAACCACGCTGACAGCCCTGTCCGATCTCATCCGGTATTTCGAAATCGAAAAGGCACTGATAGTCGCGCCCAAGCGCGTTGCCGAGGTAACGTGGGCCGACGAGGTATCCAACTGGGCGCATCTTAATGACCTGCGGGTGTCCGTGATCGCGGGGAATGCCAAGAACCGTGCCGCTGCTGCCCGTGCCGATGCCGACATATACACGGTAGGTCGTGATAACCTGGTGTGGCTGCTGGAGAATTTCGGTGGCGTTAAACTCCCGTATGACTGCATCGTGGTGGACGAGCTGTCATCGTTCAAGAACCATCAGTCAGAGAGATTCAAGGCGATGAAAAAGATCAGACGATACGCCAACAGGATCATAGGGCTTACGGGTACTCCAGCACCTAACGGACTGATAGACCTGTGGGCACAGATGTTCGTGATCGATGGCGGAAAACGGCTTGGTCGGTCCATCACAGACTACCGGGCTAACTACTTCAGACCGGGCGCTCAGAATGGCGGGATCGTCTACAACTACAAGCCTCGCGAGAATACCGAGCAGATACTCTCCGAGAAGATATCCGACATCACCCTGTCCATGAAGGCTGTCGATTACCTGGACATGCCGGAGGTGAACTACATCTATGACAAGGTGGTCCTGTCCGACAAGGAGATGTCCATGTACAAGGAATTCGAGAAGGAGCAGATAATCTCGCTACTGGGTAACGGAGATGGCGAAACCATTACTGCCATGACTGCCGCAGCCCTGTCCAACAAGCTGCTCCAATTCGCTGGCGGAGCGATCTATGATGCTGAGAGAAACGTGCACCATGTGAGCGATGCCAAGATCGAAGCCTTGTGCGAGATGGCGGAGGCATTGAACGGTGCTCCTGTCCTCATCGCCTACAACTTCCTCCATGAAGCCCACCGCATCGAGAAAGCCCTGTCCAAACTGAAGCCTGTCCGCATCGGAGGTGACTCTAGAGGAAACAGTAATCAGATCATGCGTGACTGGAATGCCGGGAAGATCAAGGTGCTGATCGCCCACCCGGCTTCTGTGGGTCACGGGCTGAACCTTCAGAAAGGCGGAAACAACATTATATGGTTCGGGGTGACGTGGAACCTTGAGTTATATCAGCAGTTCAACGCACGGCTGTGGCGGCAGGGTCAGACGAAGCCCGTGTTCATCCACCACATCGTATCCCGGCACACCCTTGATGAACGTGTCGTCAATTCCCTGCAAGGCAAGTCTAGCACGCAGAATGCGTTAATAGATGCTATCAAAGACCTATTTTCGCAGTATAAACGTTAATGGGTATTAATAATTTGTTCAAAATTTGGCAAAACCAAAACTTCGCCGTACATTTGTCATATCGAAATAAGAAACCAATTAAATAATAAAGATTATGAATGTACTTAGTTTATTTGATGGCATGAGCTGCGGACAAATCGCTTTATACGAGTTGGGAATGTACCCCGATAAATACTACGCCTGTGAGATAGATAAATTTGCGATAGCTCAGACAAAACTAAATTTCCCGGATACTATCTGTTTAGGAGACGTGACAAAATTAGATGTTTCCAAATTGGGTAAAATCGATTTATTGATAGGCGGAAGCCCGTGTCAGTCATTTTCCTTTGCGGGCAAACGTGTCGGGATGTCTACTGTGGATAAAGAAGAGATATACACTCTGGATCGCTACCTGGAATTAAAAGAAGAAGGCTTTCAATTCGAAGGGGAGTCTTATCTGTTTTGGGAGTATATGCGTATTCTGACTGACATCCGTAAATATAATCCGAATGTGCTGTTCTTGCTGGAAAACGTGGAAATGGGGAAGAAGTGGGAAAGGGTATTAAGCGAGGCTATCGGTGTGGATGGTGTGCATATCAATTCCGCATTGGTATCAGCGCAGAACCGGAAGCGCATATATTGGACGAATATCCGGACGAGGGGGAACGGACGGTTCAGTGAGCTTCAATCAGACATACCGCAGCCTGCGGATAAGGGGACTTTGTTGAAAGATATCCTTGAGGATGAAGTGGACGAGAAATATTATTTGAGTAATAAAGCCATTTCGGGCATAATGGGCCACAAACAAAGGCATGCGGAAAAAGGAAACGGTTTTGGGGCGCAATTCCCGACTGTAAAGAGTAATACTTTACTGGCGAGATGCTATAAGGACGGAAAGGAAAATTTGATAACGGATCAAAAATCGAATGCACATATCGCGTCTCACGTAGGGATGATTGTAGAAGGGGAGAATCCTCTAAATAAAGGGCGGAAAGCCAGGGGCATAATCCAACTAAACCCCTCAAAAGCTAGCGGAGGCGTTCAACCTTACCAACAGGATCGTATCTATGACGTAGAGGGTATAGCACCGGCTTTATGCTCTGGACATGGGGGAAGGGGGTGTAATGTAAATACTGACCGCATCCGCCGATTAACGCCTACCGAATGCGCCCGATTGCAAACGATCCCCGATTGGTATAAATGGGAATGCTCAGACACGCAGCAATATAAGATGTTGGGCAACGGCTGGACGGTAGCAGTAATATATCACATACTTTCATTTATCAGATATTAATCATTTAAAAACAAAGAATCATGAAAAAGTTTACATTAGTATTTATCGTTTTAATCGCTGCTTTTGCAGCAAGCTCAATCGCTCAAATCAAAGAATCACCGAAGCCGGAACAAGTAGGTTCATACCGCATGGGCGTTATCAGGTTGTACAAGGTAGCTGATACCTACGAAATCAAAGGACTGGTCAAACAGGATGTCACAACGATTATGACTGTATCACTAGGAACTAAGGAACAAGCGGTCGCCATCATTCAGTCAATGATTGATTACTCCGGAAAGGAAACCGTACCTTTGAATAATCCTTCGGACAATATCGCCCGCAACATGGGCGCAATGATGGGAGGATGGGAGATCGGGATAACACAGATGTTCGCATCATCCATCATGGTAAGCAAGGGAGAATTAAAGAAAATGTTGAAAGTAATAAGTGACTAGCCATGAAAGGAAAGATGAAAATATTGAATTGGTTTAAACAGTCTAACAGGTGGAAGCACCTGGTATATGGTTTCCTAGTATCCTTAGTTGCGGGATTCGCTTTCACCTGTGGTGCTGCCGCCGGGATGGAATTCAAGGATGACCAGTGGGGTGGCAAATGGGATTGGATAGACTTCTGGCTGACCGTGGCTGGCGCGGCTGTCGGAGGAACACTGAGAGTAATTACACTTAAGGCACTTGACTTATATTGGCTGGTGGGCTCATGGCTGTAACTATTTCTGACACAGAATACGGTGCTGCCAGAGCTACTCTAGAGCACCACAGAGTTAAAGGACGGCTGACCGAGGCTGAGTATAACGCCAGGATGGCAGAACTTGATGAAGCCTATATCACCGGACTGGAAGAAGAGCGGGGATACGGCAATCGTCAGTATAGGATGCAGCAGTTCGAACGTATGGAAGAGGCGCAGCGCAGGATGCGCGAGGCGATAGGCAAGAGAGACCGTTTCGGTGTGAAACTCCTGGAAAAGGGAGACACCGGAGATTACGTGATTGCCCGTATGGAGAATGGCGTGACAATGCAGAAGATCATCCTGTCACCGCTTGAAGCCCGGCTGCTGGCTTCCGAGATATTATCTAAAGTAAAACCAATCAAAAGAAAGAAAAAGTCATGGAACATCAAGTAAACAAACCGGATAGCACGTTTAAGACCATATTGTTGTGTGACGTGTGCCGGAAGAACGTAGCCCACGTTGTGTGCTTTAACAGCGGCAAGGAGAACGAAGTAAGGGTCTGTAAGGACTGCATGGAGAGAGCTATGGGTGTCTTCGAAGACGATGAACCTGAAAAGAAGCCGGAATCAAGGAAGCCGGAATCAAGGAAGCCGGAAGGCGGCTGTCGAGACTGCCATGCCAAGAAACACCGGGATCAACAGATTAACGGGCTTAGACGGGACCTCAAGAAAAAGGAGGATCTTATAAAGAAGCTGAAAGAGGATCTGGTAAGCACAGAGAAAGCCTACAACAACCGGGTGGAAAAGTATATCCGGTTGTCTAAAGATAACACAGAGTTGACCGGACGGGTGAAAGAGCTGGTCAGAGAGAATACACATATGAAAGAAACCCTAGGGAATGCCCGAGAGAACTTAGATTTCTACAGGAGCGCGTACAATGCTTCCGAAAAGAAACGTACGGAATCCGTCAAGGAATACGGGAAACTCTCCAACGGCTTGGTCAAAGTAATGATCATAGTAGCCCTGCTGGGTATAGGAATAGGTGTAATAACAGCAGCCTTGTTAATGCGATGAAGCCAAGTGAGATAATAATCGGAACAATCCTCGCAGCCCTTGCGGGGATTTTCCTTGGAGCGTTCATAGTAGGAGTAGTAACCATATTAACAGAGATATGAGCAAGCAGGTAAACTTAGGACATATCGGGAGGATGTTTAACGTTCACGTATTCGTTGTATGCCAGTTTCTGAGAATGCACAGGAAGAAGCCCATATCCAGGTTACATCGGGGTAAGGTCAGCTACTATGGTCCGGCAGACCTGTTCGAGAAGAAACGGGAGGAATTCGTGCAGTACGTGTTCGGGCTGTTTGACCGCAGAAGCCCGCTGACCAGATGCTGCGCCCGTACCGCTAAGGTCAATGCTGCGATCAGCGACATGAGATTCGAAACCAACCGGTTTGGGGAGAAACTGCAGGCAAAGGAGTCGCACACCAAACGTCTGATCCGCGTATCGGATATAACGGATACGGTCGGGGATGTGGAGGAATGCCGCATCTACGAATTCCGGCATTACGTGAACGGGGCTGTGAGTTTCTTCCGGTGGACGGGAAACTCTTGGGAATTCGTGGAAGGAGAGAGAAGTTCGCTGAATAAAAAGCAGTTCGTGAAGTCGATTTGCGAACGCTACAAGGTAGCTCCGTAGGGGAGAAATTTGGGAAATTTGGTCTGAATTTATAAATTTGGGAAATTTGGTCTGAATTTATAAATTTGCTCAATTCGTTATGAATTTAGACCAAAAATCCTGCGAAAATTCGTGACAAAAGAAAACCTAACAGAAGTTGCTAAATGTTAAACGTAAGCTTACTCTAAGATTAGATAAGCTTAAAATAGCCCGAAAACAGGGCTTTTGTAAAGTATAATGTATATCCGTAGTTTCATGTATGCCTGTAACTCGCTGCAAATCAGTCTGATGCGAGAGCTGCATAGATGTGCATTGATAATATTTTTCGCATCTATGCAGGATAACCTACTCATTTATAGATATTTGCATTAATGCATAGATAAAATGAAGTATTATTAAATATATGAATCCTTTTGATGTTGTTAAATAGTGTATATAATTGTATATGCATTTTAACTCCTTCAAAAGGTTTTCGTTGGTAAATATAGGAAAACATCAATGCATCAATGCATCATCAATGCATCGGGCTGAGAATCAACTAGTTACAGCGCATCGATGATCTATGCATCAATGCTTTTATCAATGCACGGCTGGAAATTAGAAATCCTAGATTTAATTTTCACCAATTTGTGGTGTCGTGATTTGTCAGGGTATCTCGATGGCTAGAATTTGGGGATGCTGGGGATATTGATTACCTTTGCCTCGCGAATCAATAACACTTTTATATGAACAGTACTCAAGCGAATCTATACAATCCTTTTTACGGAGAAGAACTGTACACCCTTTACAAGGAGAGGTTCGGTCACACACCGCTCTTCACGGAACCGGGGCAGCTTCGGGAGGTCTTCGACAACTACGTGCTGTGGTGCCGCAACCATCCTATCGAATCCGTCGATTACGTGAGAAGCGGTGTCATGGCTGGACAGAGTTACGTTGTACGAAAGAAACTGCTGGTAACGGAATTCGGCTTTACCCAATTCCTCGGTGCGAGCTGCGACTATCTGAATTACCGCGAACGAGACTTCCGGGCGCAGCACGAGAAGTACCACGATGACGAATCCCTTGCATTCATTGAGGAGATCCGGGTGATCCGGCAATGGATCAGAGACGACATGGACAAGGGCGCATCGGTCGGACTGTACGATCCTAACTATATCTCGAAGCTACGCGGACTCAAGGCATTGAGCGATGTCACCAGCAACAACGAGAAGATATCTGGCGGGCTGCGTGTTGAAGTTTTAAACAACGATACGGCTAAACGTATGCAAGCCCTTGCGAAAGTCGCTAAGAAGCGAGAAAAACACGGTGATGATAAACTGGATGATCCGAAGGAATGAAGACAACCTACGTATTCGACAAACTCCTGGAAGCCACGGTCGATCCGAACGTCCGGGGCGTATCCAGCAGAGGCGGCACACGATCCTCCAAGACGTGGTCGATGCTTCAGCTTCTCTACATTATGGCTAGGGAATCGGAAACACCGCTCCTCATCTCCTGCGTTACGGACACGATGCCGGGGATCAAGCGAGGCATGTTCCGCGACTTCAAGCGCATGCTGCAGGATGAAGGTCTGTGGGACGACAAGTGCATGAATCTGACCGATTCGATCTATACGCTGGAAAACGGGTCTCAGATCGAATTCTTCGGATGTGAGGACTCGTCCAAGGTCTTCGGCCCAGCCCGTGATGTCCTGTTCGTCAACGAGGCGCAGCGTGTCCCGTTCGAGGTGTTCCGGCAGATGGCTGTGCGTACCAGGCTGATGCTCTACATCGACTTCAATCCTGTCAAGAAATTTTGGGCACACGACTACTTCAAGGGACCGGGGATGGTCGAGATCGTGAGCACTTACAAGGACAATCCGTACTTGACCCCCGAGCAGATCGGGGAGATCGAGCGAAACAGGGCTGACGAGAACTGGTGGAGAGTCTTCGGTCTCGGAGAAACAGGAGGAGTCGAAGGACTCGTGTATCCGGATTATGACGTGGTCCCCGAGTTCCCTGCCGATGTTACGGGACAGTGCCTGGGTCTTGACTTCGGATTCACCGGTGACCCCACAGCCATCGTGCGTGTCGGCTTCAAGGGAACCGACCTGTACATCGAGGAGCTCGAATACCGGACAGGCATGGTCAACTGGGACATCTCGGAAGTTCTCCATGACCTGGGATTCCACAAGACGTACACCATCGCGGATTCCGCAGAGCAGAAGAGCATCACCGAGATTTCCCGGCTGGGCTGCAAGATCATCCCGTGCATCAAGGGCAAAGGATCGGTGGTTGCGGGGATCAGCGAAGTCAAGCAGTTCAAGCTGCACGTAGTCGCAGGATCACGGAACGTGCAGGATGAGTTCGACCAGTACTCGTGGACTCTCGACAGGATGACAGGGATGTACGACACCACGAAGCCGCAGGACGCGAATAATCACGCTATGGACGCACTTCGCTACGCAGTCGACTATCTTATAACCAAGTACCGTCCGGGTGCTAAAAATCAAAGGAAAAATGGGTAATTTCAAAAACTTCAGAAGCTATGTAGCTTACCGGTTCGCAAGACCTTTCAAGCGTTTCTACGGATTCGCGAAACGCAGGATCAGCCGCAAGCAGAGGATCATGTCCCTGCTAAGTCTCTCTAACCTAAAGCCCGATGCCGCGATGGCTATGTCGCAAGATGAGCGGGCGTTGTTGGACACCTTTGCAAAATTAATCGTACCTTCGCACCTGGTAACTCGGAAGGGTCGGATCATCCGCGCCATCCCCCAACTTGAGGATGTGGAACTGTGGCAGATGATCGAAGCCCGAAGGGCGGAGACAGCGATCGACCGCATCAAGGGATGGTGCGGATACGTTCCGGAAACGGTAGCCGACATGATCAAGTTGTCAAAGTTTATTGAATCCGAGTTTCATCGTGCAGACCAGCTGGAGGCTGCGCTGCTTCCCCGAGGCGGGGGCGAGGCGGACACCAGCCCGATAGCCGAAGCAAAGAACATCCTGGGCATGGTTCAGATGACCGCAGAACTGATGTCGTGCTCCTTCGAGGAAGCCAAGAAGATAAACTACTCGGATGCCATTCTCGCCATCAGCAGACGGCATGACGAAGTAGAAAGAATGAAAACCAAAGCTAAATAATCGATTATGGAATGTAAAAAGTACGAAATTATTGAAGATGGTGGACGCAAGCGAATCCGGTCTCTCCGTGATTTCACGGTGCAGGACCGTCACGTATGCGTCGGTGATCTCGGTGGCTACGTCTACGATGAGAGGACGTTAGCGCAGAAGGGGAATGCTTGGATTTTCTCCGGATCATTGGAGTATCCAGGTATCCACGTGATTGACGAGGCTATTGTGGACATGGGCAGCAACGAGGCGTTCGCCAACGCAGCCCGCATGAACCGCGTGCTGATCCGAGGCAACAGCCGGATCATGGGTATGATGCAGTTCGTGTCATCCGCGACTTCCGAGGTTACTCAGACTCCTGCGATGTACGAGCAGGGCTACTACGAAGGTTACGCTGGCGTGCCATATAAGGCGGCAGCACGTGAAGCATCGGATAAGGTGCGGTCTAAAGTGATGGTGTGGAGCGCAGGTGCTGGTAAGGTTACCCTGCCTAACGCAGAATACGAGATCATGTGCAACAAGCTGGACGAGGATGGCGTAACGCTGGCTACCACAGCATGGATAACAGGCGGTCCGGACGTAACGATCGATCTGTCAGATGCTCCTGCATTCGTCCTTAACGTCCGCAAGAAGGCAGCAGGTGAAGACATCACGCCAGCAGACATCACGCCAGCAGACATCACAGCAGCCGGATTCAAGATTCAAGGATCGGTCCTGTCAAAGATGGACTTGAACGATGTCACTTTGTCAGTTACGTATGACAGAGCGGCTACTCCGGGAACAGCGTTGAAAATCCTACATGCGAATGACTTAATGTCTGTTCTTGACACTGCGGACATCCGTGTCTCGTATTCCCCTACGTCAGCATCGGGATTGTGTGTGAATTGTGAGCTATATCGTACAAACGCGGTTATAGGGCTCGCACCGGGGAAATACGGGTCTCTTGTAGGCACCTTCCGTGATACTGAACTCATTACAATTGACCCAACGTTCTTAGGATCATACAGTTACGCTAGCAATCGCAAGATTATGAGCGTATCCGACTGCAAAGAAGTAGTGTTGTCCAGCAAGACCCAGCCCGATTTAGCTGAATTCAATAAAAAGAACGGTAAACTCGTATTCAAGGGATGCAACGTTCCTGTAGGTATCTTCTATTACGATCGCAATCCGGGTGGAAATGTCTACGAAGGCATCGACTTTACGAAGGCTTCCGAGCATCTTGGCAAGACTCTGCCGAAGCAGGATAAGACGATCCTCGTGTCATCCACGGTAGAAGGGATGTACCGTCTGTACCGTAACGCAGATGACAAGGTATTCGGGATGCTGGTGCAGGATTACGCCTCCGTAGAAAATATGGGATACGGTGCATTGGAGTCATCCTACGACTCTGTAGTATACTCTGACTGCGTGCTGGGCGGTGTGTTCAACATCATCGGATGCAATGTATTCGGAGGAACTCTGGGAGGAGCTAGCAAGGTTCAATCCACTGTCCAGGGTGCCGTAGAGATCAACGGTAGCTTCCGCATCGAAGGCAACGCGCAGGTCGTGGATACACCGCTGAATGGTACAGGCTACATCGGAGGAAATGCGGAGCTGAAGAACGGCAAGGTAGAAGGTTACATCTATATGCAGGATAACGCGAAGTACATTCCTGCGAAAGTGACTAAACCAGCTATTATCAAAAACTTAGTTATGCGTGACAATTCGAAAATTCTGAAACAACGTGATGTATCTAATAATCACGTCAAGATTGAGATGTCAGATAATGCGGTTATCGACGCAATTGTCAGCACAGATCGGGGCCTCTTGCTTATGTCGGATAATTCACATATCAGCATAGCTAGCGAAGAGGTGATGAATACAGTGAACGGGCTATTGGAAATGCGGGATAACGCACGTATAATCGGAACAGGTTTTGTCGTAGTTAATGGTGACATAGAACTCGTAGGAAACTTCAACCTTTCCGCAGGACCACGAACAATCTACGGTAAACACCGCATCGCCAGCCTCGACGAAGTGAATAAGCCGGAATTACCGCCTACAAAGAAAATCTGGTGATATGGGAAAGAAGTATTCAATTAATTCAGCAGGATACATCGTAGCCGAGAGAGACATCTACTCTCTCGGTGGACTCATCCCTAAAGGTTCGGTAGGCGGCAAGGTCGCGTCCGAGAAGCAGTTATCGCAGGATGGCGAATGCTGGCTAGGAGGCGGAGATATCTCCACTAACGGGAATGTCCGTATCCGTGATAATGCTTTTGTCAAAGGCTTGAATGTTCCTGCTAGCACGCAGGCAGACGAGTTCATATTTGACGGGGGCACCTTTGTAGGTGGAGTCTTTACCGTATCCGTAGATACTTCTAAAGGACATAAGAGTGACCTTCTTGTGAGAGACAGCTTCATAGGTACTGAGATGAATGTACTTTGCGGTGCATCCGCTAAGGCATTCACATTTGAACAGGGATCATTTAACAACGATGCAGCCGCAGGAACCGCATTTGGCAATATGAAGGTAACAGCAGCGGACATATGCCGAACGACTGCTATCCTTCGGGTAGGGCGAAACACACAGATCTATATTCCTACAGGACTTAATTGTCGGGTACTTTGGGGGTACTTTAATTCTAGCGGTACGTTTGTATATTCGGGAGAATCTTTTGCAACCTCAACAGCATTGACAAAACTAGAACATCCGGTATATAAACTGTGTATGGTACACATTGCGCAGGCTGATGGAAATGCAATGACACCCGCTCAGCTAGAAACTAAAGGGGCTAGAATAATCGGACATGTTAGCGGAGACCTTTCTATCGCTTTTAAACCTGCGTCCGCATCGGGGACCGCAGTTATGGTGAATTCTTCCCTTACGATTCAGACAAGTAACTTCGGATTGTCTATTAACGCGATTCGGTGGATGGCTGGCAAACTTATTAACACAGATGCGTATACCGTTGATCATCAAGACTTAAAGGTGTTTGGAACGTTTCGCAATGTAGGGAGATTGGAGTATATCTGGTACATCCCAGATAAGTCTTTAGCCAAAGCAGACCGGGATACGATCGTACAAGCATATGACTGCCCGCTGCTAAGATTGCATGACAATACATTATCGGGTGCATTGTTTACGGCTGGCGGTCCTACTTTTAGGAACTGTGTTGTCCCGAAGGGTGTTTTTGGAAACGACACGATAGAAGGCAATATCTATGAGGACATAGACTTCTCGTATGCACGAAAACATCTAGGCGAGGCGTTTATCGGTAATACTCTTGCATCAAGTCACAGGCAGGGGCTTTATGCAGCATCTTTCAACGACAGAGTTGTCGGATTCGTTAGCAGACCGGAAAACGCGGCTGATGGGGCTTATATAGGTCCGGACGCAAAAGACGACCCTTTGGACGGGTCTGTTATCGAGCAGGGAGCGTATAACAATACACTTGTAGGTCAGTATTACGAAGATACTAAGACTGACTTTCCCAACCGTGTGAGGACGCGCGTTCCTTTTTCCACTGAAGGCGCCTATCTCCCGACAATGCCTTCCGGCTTTAAGATTGCCGTGGCGTGCTATCTGGACGAGAACTTTATATTGGCGGATGCCGAAACGGACCCTACGTCTGTACCCCCCGACCACCCGTACTTCGTATTGGCATTCGGAAAGTCAGATAACAGCGCCATCACGCCTAAAGACTTCGCAGCCCTTAACCTGTATATCCGCTCTTACGACTATTCTTCCGTCCCTACTGTTTCGGGAAACGGATTAGTAGGTGAAGGATGCAACGTTCGCGGAGATGTCGAGGTGATCGGGCAACCATATGTGAACAGAATCCTTGATGTTAACCTGTGGGAACGAGGCACGACAGGAGCGCAAGCCCCTACATGGGAAGAAGCCAAAGGAACACAGGTTCTCCCCCATCGGGTAAGACTGGTGGACACCATACGGGTAAGACCGGGAGACACCGTTACCTGTAAGGATGCGTATTACGTAGAATGCAATGCCTTTGACGGGAATGGACAATTCTTAAGCAGGTCTGCTTGGGTGAAGAGTTACAAGGTTCCAGAGAATGCATCGTTCCTGGGTCTCGTACTAAGACTCGTATCGGGTGGGTACATGGACGAATCCGATATACAGGCAGCCGAGGTGCGCTACGTTACGGAATTCAAGACCGAAAACTATATTACGAACGAATTGAGTAGGGTCAGCCCCAGTGATGTTCTGCTAGGTCCGGATTATTGGGAAAACAAAGTGGTAAACAATGTCCAGGCATCGGATGGCAAGCCTTACGATACTATTAAGGTTTCGAATGATAAGGCTTTGATACTAAAGAAGCCCATTAACATCCTTAACAGCACTTTAACGACCTACATTGCTAAAGGTTTTACCAGTGGTAACTATCGTTTTGATGTTAATACGAAGTTTTACTATAGTTTATCTTCACCGGTTAATTCGGCAATTATGTCGCTCGTGGTACAACGGGAACCAAGTGGTGTCCTGCAACCATCCGATATTGCTGATGCGCAACTTAGGATCATGTATGTTCCCACCCCGCGAATCGTGAAACCTTACGGTTCCACCGGCATCGTAATCCAAAAGACAAGGGTGCGCCTGTATGATAACGCAGTTCTGTCCCTGCAATTGGCAAGCGGACAGGATGTGGTCTTGAAGGACAACGCGATAATGGGTAATACTCCCGGTGCGTGTGTATGTGGTAACGGTCATGATGACGCAATAATCAAGAAGCCATGATATTCAGCGATATAGTAAACTTCATGAACGAGGAAGCCGAGAAGATCGGGCTTCCTATCTACTTCGGATCGGACGATAATCTGAACGAGCAGGTAAACGCCATAAACGGCATGTTCCTCACGTTCGATGTTCCGGGAGGCGGGATGAACAAGCTGCCTCCGGCTGTCCGGAAGTACGATGTGGTCCTGCAATGTCTGGACGCGTCACACTATATGACCGACAACGTGCAGGAATTGCTGACTTTGGAACGGACGGACTTGTATATTAACCGTCTAATGTCTACTTTTGTGTGTCATTTCGACGTCGATGGTCTAAGGTTCTCGAAGATCCAGGGCTTGTACGACTCGGAGAAATCCGGATGGAGAGTGACATTTTCGGTAACGAATGATCTGCTAAACTATGGATAAGGAAATTGTAGCGGTTGTTGAGCAGTTGAGAAAGGAAATATTCGATAACTACGTGTCCAAAGGCTTGGTAGCCTCCGGAGACTTCGGCAGGAATCTTACTCTGCACGAGAAAGGTGACTCCATAAAACTGACAGCACCGAAGCACGTTATCCAGATGGAAAAAGGGAGGAAGGCTGGGAGTTTTCCTCCCGTTTCTGCTATTAGACAGTGGATCAAGGACAAGAACCGGACAGCCGGAACGGACATCCCGGAAGAGGCGGCATACGCCATCGCCTACGTAATCAAGCGGGACGGCATCAAGGTTCCCAACAGGTACAATGGTGGCGGGGTGGTCTCCGACATCATCAATCCCGAAAGGGTGAAGCGGCTGACGCTGGATATAAACAGGATCATTAAAGCAAAAATTCTAACAATATTAACGCAATGAGAGTAGCAGTATCACGAGCTAATATTAACGAGAGGATCGCGGACGGTCAAACGTACACCTACCCGGGATGCATGACTATATGGAATAACATCCCGTTGAAGATGGTCGTTACAGACCTGCCCACGGACATCATAGTGTACTTCTATGTGCAATGCCGGTCATCCCTGGACTCGTTCTACGTGGCTAACCTGGAACCTGTCAACGGCATCGAGATAGACCTGGCATCCTACTTCCACCCGCTCATCCCTGCATTCAATAAACGGATAAGCCATTACACAGTGGAGCTGGTGGTAACTCACAGGGCTGACTCGACTGCTGACGCGAAGACTCAGACATTCCGGATGCCGATCATGAACCTAGCCAGCCCGAACAACAAAAATCGGGTAACTAAAACCGACACGGACTTTCGGGATGAATTGGGTCGCAGAGCACCGCTAGCGCATACGATGGATGATGATTTCTATATCGACTCCGTTGACCCTGGATTCAGTTATACCGTAGAAGCCATATACCGGGATGGGGGTAAAGGAAAGTTCACATATTTGCAGGGAGACATGATCGCGGATGCATGTCAATACCGGAAGGTTACTATAAAGAAAGGGTCTGGTATCGTAGCAGCCAAGTTCTACCCGGAAGCGACAACCGCATGCGGGGCTATTACGCTGAGATGGCTGAACTCTTGCGGGTCCTACGATGCGATCTCCTGCTATAATTGGAGCACGCAGCCTACGATCACACAGGGCTTGGACGGTGGCACAGTAACCAAGCGGGAATTGACCTGCGTATTCGAACTGACTGAGGCTAACAAGTTCGCTCTTGACGTCCTGTCAACGTCTCCGGACGTGACGGTGCAGGGCTTGGACGGTGTACAACGGGATACCAAGATGCGCTGCTCCTCGACTACGGGGATCAAGTATACGGCATCAGGTCTGGCAAAAACAGCAACGTTAAAATTCCAATACTGATATGGACGTAAAGATTCAGATAAACGGCACATTCCTGGATGGCTTGACTAAGACGGAGGTCAAACTCTCCATCAATGCGTCATCTCCCTACTCGTTTGGGGAATCTACCCGTACTTACTCAGCCAACATCAAAGCCCCGAGAAACCAGGTCAACGACGGTATCTTCTATCAGATGCGCAATTTCGGCTACGTGATGCGTGATACGAAGTACGAGGCTAAGATCTACCTAGGTGGGATAGCGATCAACAAGCGGTTCAAGGCTAAGGTAACCTGCGATGAGGAGAGTTACAGCATTGCGCTGTCGCAATCCGATCTCAAGATGTCGCAGTTGCCGAAGGAAGTCGTGGAGACTACGCTCATCGACTCGAAAGTGGGCAATACCCGGTTCTTCCGGGCCAGCGACCTGATCAAGCAAGCGCTGGGAACCGTTAATCCCGTGACATTCCCCGCTATCGACTACGGAGGTTATGTGCCGGGTCTGATCATCGAGAACAAGGGTCAGATAGGCATCACTGATCTGCTTGTAGGCAAATCAGTTACCGTGTTTTGGCGGTATGCATCGGAGACGGACGACGGTACGAAATACTTCAGAGGCAATGCCCTGGATATCAAGGAGCACGATACCCGGACAGCCATGACAGCACCGGGTGGCGTGACAGAATCAACCGTGGCTGTGGTCACTATGGACAACAACGCATACATCACGCTGGACATGTCCAAAGTAGGCACGGTGCTGAACTATGTGGTTCTAAAGGCGGTGTACAATAATCAGACGGTAGCTATCTTCCAAAAGGACGGTGAACAGAACGACATCACGCAGGTCCGTTACAAGTACATTTCCACGACCATGAATATACCGATCCGCAACTTCTACGGATTCTACATCAGCCGTGATATCAATGACTACAATAAGTTGGATGCGCTGCCTCCATCCTTCATGTCACCGGATGAAGCCGTAAACCTGTCTGGGAAGATAACATCGCTTCAGAATACCGCAGGACTTACACAAGAGTTTGGAAACTGCGGAGTATCGGATGCCATAACGTTTCTGACCGATATATGCAAGATATTCCAATGGGGCTGGAAGTTTACACTGACTGAGGATGTCAACGGAAACACGAACGTCGATGTCAACGTGTACAAGCTGATTGCTGACGAGGCGCGCAACGTGGCTCAGAACGGTCCGATAACCTTCAATGATTCCCGACAGGATTGGTCTGACTTTTACCTGTCAACCGACAAGATCGAGGATTCCGAAGGCTTCCCGAACACCGCAGTGTTCAAGATCGGTGACTACTTCAAGAGTCTGCAGGTTTCCAAGGCTTCATTCACGGCTAAGGGCGACATCGTGGAATCCAATGTCCCATATCCCCAGGATGGGACGTATCCTAGATTCGCCATTCGTAAAGGAGCGGTGGGGAGCGGGTCTACTTGGGTAGAATATTTCAAGTCGATCAATTACACGCAGTCGCTACAGAAGTACTACGGGCTGTTTTCGGACGCATTGGACGTGACAATTAAGGCTAAGATACCTTACTACTACATCGAAAACAAATACAAGGAGAACGGTGTGGTGTGGTTCAAGCAGTTGAATGCATTCTTTTATATCCGGTCGATCACGGATTACAACCTTTCCACGCAGGAATGTAAGATAAAATTGACTAAAATTAATCTATTGAGACAGAAATAATGGCAGAAGACGTTACACTATTAGACCTATCGTTCAACACGGCTGAAGCCGTAGACGGTTTGGATGCGCTCATAAAGAAGTCTCTCGAACTATCAGACGAGAAGAAGCAGCTAGTAAAGCAGATTAATGCCGAGAAACTCGCTCTTGCGGGCATCCGTCAGAACTACAAGGATAACCTGCTGGATCAGACGGCATTCGAGAAGCAGTCAGAGAAATCAGAGACGGCAATCATCGCGCTGACCAAGCAGTTGAACAACAACAAGATAGCCACATCGGAGAATGCCGCGCAGATCAAGGCACACACTACCATTGTAAACTCTGAGGCGGAAAGTGTCGAGACGTTGCGGGCGCAGCTGGCTCTTAACACGAAGGCGTTGAACAAGATGTCGGTAGAGCAGCGCACCAACACCGAGTCGGGGAAACAGATGGTCGCTCAGACCAAGGAGATTTCCGACAGGCTGAAGGAGTTGGAGAAAGGGGTAGGCGACACACGGAGAAACGTGGGTAACTACGCTGAGGACATCGAAGCCGCCACCGCCAATCTTGGTGGCATGACAGGTGCGACCGGACAGATGATCAAGGGGATGACCGGAGGCATCGCATCCATCAAGGCGTTCAATGCAGCGCTCATGGCGAATCCGTTCGTAGCCATCGCATCGGCTATCCTCGCAGTCATCTCGGCTATCGGTAAGCTGATGGACCGTAACAACGAGTTAGCGGTGTCAGTGAAAACCATCCTCGCCCCTATCGAACTGATCATCACGAAGGTGCTGGATGCTGTGGCTGCTCTGTTCGCTGAGATCGTAAAGGTTTTTGAATGGCTGGCGGAGGCTTATATCAAGGTTTACAATTGGCTGGGTCTGATATCGGACGAAACCGTCAAGTCTATCGAAACTGCTAGAGGCATGGCGCAGGTGCAGCGTGACATCTACAATGCCGAGACCGACAATGTGCTGGTCCTCGCCCGCCAACGCAGGGAATTGGAGAAGATGAAGACCATCGTAGCCGAGCAGACAAAGAGTCTGCAGGAACGTACCGAGGCTGCAGACCGTGGTGTTGAGATTCTGCGACAGATGGAAGAGGCAGAACTCGGTGTTTTGCGGGCTAAATACGAGCAGATCAAGGCACAGAATGCCCTTTCTTACACATCCGACGAGGATAGACGTAAGGAAGTGGAAGCGTTGGCTGCATTGGAGCAGAAGCAGGCTGAATACGAGGCACAGAGACGCGAGTTGATAGGTCAGCGTTCCGGTTTCGAGAACACCGAAAGAGCTAATGCCGCTGCTGCCGACAAGAAACGCGCTGAAGACTACGCGAAAGCACAAAAGGAAGCTGCTGAAAAAGCCAAGAAAGCGAAGGAAGATGCCGACAAAAAGGCAGCGGAGACCGCGAAGAGAGTTCAGCAGGAGGTTCTGAAGAGTTATGAAACGGGCATAACGGAGTTACAGTTACGGATACGTGAGCGAAATATCGGCATCGTGGACAAGCGGAAATCCCTGGAGGATCAGAACGAACTGAACCAGGCGATTCTGGAGAAGGAACGCTACCGACTGGAACAGGGTCTGATCACACAGGCTGAATTCGACAACATCCGATACGAACAGCAGGTGTCGTTCCAGGAGAAAGTAGCTGCCATCGAAGCCGAGGAGGAGGAGAAACGTAAAGAAGCGAAAGCAATGGACCTGGAGAACCAGCGTGCCATCGATGAGGAGAACATCACCAGCGACTTCGAGCGTGAGACTCTCCGTCTTGAGCAGCAGTATCAGATGGAGGTTGCCGCAGCCGAGAAGGTAGGTGCTGACGTGACTCTGATCGAAGCCAAGTACGCTCAGATTCGTGAGAAACGTGAGAAGGAATTGGTCAACGCCAAGTTACAGATGACCGCTGATATTGCCGGACAGATCTCGAACATCATGGGGCAGGAATCGGCAGCAGGAAAGGTGTTTGCGCTGGCACAGGCTACGATCAATACATATCTCGGTGCTTCCAAGGCTATTGCGCAGGGCGGTATATGGGGCGTTGCACAGGCAGCGATCGTTATCGCAGCCGGATTGAAGCAGGTAGCCTCTATCGCTAAGGTAAAAGAGGATGTTCCGAAGACCAACACCAGCGTCCGCAAGTACGCCAAGGGCGGTCAGATATTCGGACCTTCCCATTCGCAGGGTGGCGTGACCTTTGTCGGATCGAACGGTCAGCGTTTCGAAGCCGAAGGCGGGGAAAACATGTACATCCTCAACCGCAAGGCATCCAGTGCCATCAATGCCCTGTCTGCGCTGAACATGCAGTACGGTGGACGGTCATTCGGTGGATCGAACGTTTACAAGTATGCCGATGGTGGCGGATTCGATGTGCTTAGCGCGCAGTCACTGACTAATCTTAACAAGGCTGTCAAGAAGGATGTTGACCTGTCACCCAAGACGATCGCAGCCATTGCGCTTGCTTTCGTGGACGGTGTTCAGAATGCCCCGAATCCGGTAGTGTCTGTACAAGACATCACCGATGTTCAGCAGGGACGTACGCTGATAATAGACTCCGCAACAAATTGAAACGGGAGTTTTAGAAATTAACTAAGTAAATAGATACCTTTGCAATTAATTAGGAACAACTATGGTTTTCAAAAGATTAAGAATAATAGAAGCAGGACCTACCACTAACTACTGGGGCGACTACGTTAATGGTGAATGGACGGAAGGGAAGACTGTCATCCTCCCCGAATCTCTCGCGTCATTGGTAGCGCTAGGGAATGCTAGACCCATCCATGCTCGTAAGACACACAACGGACTAGATATGCTGGATAACTACATCGGAAGTTTCTCCAACTTCGTGGAGGAGGACGGTGTAGTGTATGCAGACCTTACCATCTCCGAGGCTGCGTCAGAAGCGTACCCGGACGATGTGAAGTTTATGACAGGTCTAATTGAGAAGGAACCGGAGATGCTCGGAGCATCCGTCTACGATGTGGATTATAAGGTTTGGAACGAGAAAAACGGGACGTGGGACGTATCCGAATTCGTTGACCTTATTACTTGCGACCTTGTAGGTCTTCCGGCAGCAACGAGTTCTTTATTTAGTAATAACAATCAAAATCGTAAATCTATGGGATTTTTTACAAGCCTGTTCTCATCCTTTGCTGAAGAAAAAGCAAAGGATGAGAAGAAAGAGGAAGAAACCAAGCTGGCTGACCAGATTGTGAGCACAGTGAACGGTGAAAAGATCACCATCAAGGCAAGCGGAGAAGAAGCTGCGGTTGGTGATGAAGTAGTAAAAGAGGACGGTTCACCTGTCGAAGATGGCGAAGTAATCGTTGATCTTGGCGAAGAAGGAAAACTCATCCTCGTGATCAAAGACGGAAAGATCGCTGAATTCAAGGAATACACCGAGGAGGTGAAGACTGAGGAGGAAGTGTCTAAGACTCCGGACGAATTCTCGAAACGCCTGCAGGCTGTTGAACAGTCATTGGGTGAGATCAAGACAATGCTGTCACGTCAGACGAAAACTCCTGCTCAACAGGAACGCAATGACGCTAGCAAGTCTAAACAATCCCCGAATGACAAGACACAGTTGTCTAAGGAGGACAGACGCAGAGCTGCCTACGAAGCTATGCAGAGATACTGCGCAAAGAAGTAATAACTTAACATCTAACAACTTATACGACTATGACATTTACCGATTTGAATAATCTTAACATGGGCAGTCTCTCCGAGATCATCTCGTTGACTGTCGGACTGGTAGGGGAGATGCAGAGAGGCGCAACAGTGCTCGCTGGTATCGACAACAAGACTCCTATCGTGACTTTTACCGCTAAAGACAAGGCATTGCGCAAGTCTAGTGGCTGCGACGGCAAGTACGAATACGCAGAGATGGCCGACAAGGTGAAGTACTACAACTTCCAACCTGTTGAATTGCCTATCGTAGTCTGCTTGCAGGACCTGTGGGGCAAGATGGTGGCTAAAGGCATCCACTTGTCTGACGACTTCAGCGAAACTGAATTGGCGGGCTTCATGGCATCAGAAGTTCTGAAAGTGCTGGAAGCTGACTTGCTGCGTTTGGCTTGGCTGGACGGTGAAAAAGATGCTGAAGAATCCTACAACATCTTCAAGAACGGTGGTTTCTTGAAACAGATGGAAGCCGGCTCGGAGACTGTCCTCACCTTGACTCTTAACACTGACGACACTACAGGAGTTGTCCGCACGATGAAGAAACTGATCGACACCCAACGTCCGGATCAATTGGAAAACTCTGAGTTCTTCGTTACATCTAACGTGATGCGTATCTTCAAGGACTTCACACAACAGAAGGACAACCACATCGCTCAGATGATCATGATGGACGGTAAACCGGAGTATTACCTGGAAGGATACAAGATCAACGAACTGCCACATGTATCGGCATCTATGCTCGCTGATACAACCAAGATCGACGCGTTCATCGCGTTTACTCCGAAGACGAACATCCAGATCGTTCTGGAAGACAGCAATGTCAACATCAAACCGTTCCTGCAGGACGCCCAGACACGTAAGTACTACTCTACTACTGTCTTCGCTGCTGACGTAATGGTGGCTGTTCCGGAAATCCTTAAGTTGGCTACAAAAAAGCCCTAAACATTTAAAATCTGAAAACAATGGCATGTTTAACAAAACTGAATAAGGCTATCGTTTTCGGCTGCGCAGGAGGAGCTATCGGTTTGTCCGAGCTTCTCCTCGTAAACAAAATTGACATCAAGACCATCACCATCACCGATAACGAAGTAACTGCCCTAACTCTTAACTCGGGAATGAAGGCTTACGCGGTCGACTGCTACAAGAACAGCGCTAAGATCACCGAGGCGATCCGTACATCAGACGCAGCTAACGGGATGGAACAGACAGTGACAGTTACTGTCTACGATAAGACGAAAGACGGTGCTCGTATCGTTGAGTCTCTTCTGAATGGAAACTTTGTCGCTTTTGGAAAGCTGAAAGACGGTGGTACGATCAAGGTAGCTGGTGCTCTTGCCGGATTGGAGGCTTCCGCGGCTGACTCAGATACCTCAGCTAATGGCGGCTTTGCTACCGTCGCTCTCAAGACTCCGGATGGAGGCAGAGGAGATGCTGTAGCCGTAGCTAATACGACTGTGTGGAATTATCTTAACGCTAATAAAGTAGGAGGCTGATATGGGATGTATAAGTAATATTGCAGGTGCTATCACCTATGACTGCTTAGGCGGTGCGGTCGGCATTGCTGATCTTATGCTGATCAACTACTCGGATATACAATCTGTAGCTATCAACGAGGGAGAGGCTACAGTAACTCTGACATCTACCGGAAAGCCTGTTCGTGTGGCATCGATCCGAAAAGGTGCTAACGCTACTGAGGCGGTAAGATCGAATGAGAATGCGCCTAATGCGCTGGAACAATCCGTAAACTTTACAGTCTACAAGAAATCCAAGGTGGAGGCTGACTTTGTCAACACGATCATCAACTCACGACTTGTAGCTGTAGCCAAGATGATCGAAAACGGTGTTTACCGTATCTTCGGTTGCAACCATGGTTTGGAAGTTTCCGCGCTGGAAGAATCGGCTAACGAAAATGGTGGCTTCACAATCATCACCATCTCGACTCCGGAAAACGTTCTTGGCGAGGCTAGAGCGACCATTACGGAATCGTCTTGGAATACATTAATTGCTAAAGCGGGATAATCATGGCATGTATCAAGAAAATATCTAGTGATCTAGGCTTCGACTGTAACAATCCTGGTCTGATATCCGGGATATCGGGCGTAGAAGAGGCTGTGATCATCAACCACGCGGATGTGTCAAGTATCGCGGCTTCCCCGACAGCGGGAACAGTCACCATCACCTTGAAGGACGGGACCCGTGGCTACACTATCCAATGCGTGAAGAACTCCGTACAGATTACTGAGGCTGCTCGTCAGAATGATAACGCTCCTACGATGTTGGAAATCACGGCAAACATCAAGTTGCTTTCTGCGCTTCCCGTTGTGACATATATCAACGGTTTGCTGTCCGGATCGTTCCTTCTGGCGGTCAGAACCAAGACCAACCAATACTATCTGTTAGGGGCGCATTCACCTATGGAGGTTTCCGATATGGTAACTGACAGCGCAACAGACGGTGTTACAACCGCGACTCTTAAGACTCCGGACGGTTCTTGTGGCGACTATCGCTACACCATCACTGCGGAGCAGTACAACAATCTTAAAAAGTAATAATCAACATGGCTAAGAGAAAAACTAAAGATATCCAACCGATGAGAGAATTGGTACAGTTAACGGACAGCGTAGAAATTCTGAAACTGTGCGTGCGGATGACTCATCTGAAACTCGATCCTGTGTGTCACATGGACCGCGCTTATGCGGAACGCTGGTACAAGGAACACTACATCAACGGTGTGCATGCCCGTTACGTCATGAAGCCGGGGATGTCGATCAATCATGTAGGAGACGGCATCGTTTACCGCGCATTCAACTGTACTGACGCGATCGCAGCCCGATTGATGCGCGAGAACAGGGAATACGTCAATTATTTCGAAGACCTTGGCGAATTCGTTCCTCCCGGTCAGAGCGTAGTTGAGGATACTCCTACAGTAATCCCGGAAACAGATGGGGAGGATGGCGCAGAAACCGAGGAAGAAGGCGCAGAAACCGAGGAAGAAGGTGCGGAAGACACACCGACGGTGATCCCGGAAACTGAGGATACTCCGAAGGAGGAAACACCTGCTGCTCCCGAAGATGACAAGGTGCTTGAGGACCTTGAGAAAGAACTGAACGAAGAAAAGTAATCAAACCATTAAGTGATGATAGCGCACAAGAAAGTAAATGTAGTAATAGACAGGGCTTTAAAGACGAGCGCACGCACGAATGAGAAGGTTGTGGGATACGGGGAAGGAAACCTGTATCCCCAAATTATATCCGAACTCATCTATGCGAGCAAAACAGCCGCTCTAAGCACCGAAAGATTGTCGGAAGCAATCGAATGCGAAGGTTTCCTGCATGATGAATTCGCCAATCTTGAGAATGCCTATGGGGACACATTGAACGATATACTGAACTCCATAGCATACGACATCGCAAGATTCCGGGGTGCTGCGCTTATCGTCCAATACGGAGGCGATTACCGTCCGAAGGCTGTCTACCATGTTCCTTTTGAATATGTTCGTGCGGGGCTGAACAAGGATTACCTGACCAATCCGGTCATCCACAAGTACGTGGTGTTCGACAACTGGGAAAGGCAGAATATCAAAAGCACGACCCTTGAGAAGACCTCGGTGACCTATCCGGCATTCGATCCGGACAATTTCGCCAGCGAATGCGAGTTTTACGGTGGCATCGAGAACCATCCGGGTCAGTTGCTGTACATGAATTTCTGCACCACCAGGCCCTATCCGATTTCTCCGTTCCACGCAGTACAATCAGAGATGCAAGCCGAAGCGATGAACTCCACTTACGTGGAACGCACGCTTACACGGGGATTCCATATGTGCAAGATCGTATCGCACGGTGACTTTACTGACGAGAAGGAACAGGATGACTTCGTCAAAGGAATGCGTGACATCATGGGTGCTGAAGGTGCCGGAGCTGTGGTGATGGTCCGTGATGACAACACGATGATCCCGCAATCCCGTCCGTTCATTAAGGTGGACGACTTGGGAACACCGATTGATGCTAACCTGTACAAAGCCTATTGCGAACCTCTTAAGAAAGACATCGCTTCACAGGCTTACAACATTCCGATCCCGCTCGTAGACTCATCACTGATTTCGTTTTCGAACGCATCCGGAGAAGTGGTGCGTGAGATGCAGAAGGTCTACCGCAGGTCGACAGTTAAATTACGTAACAAGATAAGCCGTGAGCTAGCTAGAGTTTTCGATGTTCCGAAGGAATTCTGCGAAATCCGGAATGAACTCGAGGAAACTGAAACGGCTACAATAACTAATGTTTAATCGATATGGCTAACTTTGCAAACGTGATCAAGAAATTCCGGGACATCTTTAACATCGCTGCTGATGTCAGGGACTCCGAGATCAACAAGGTCATTCAAGAAGCCGATAAGCTCGACATCAAGCAGGGTCTATGCGGTGATACCTTTATCAAGGTTCCCGCCTCATTTGGCGGGGGCTTGGATGGCGGAGACATCCCGGATTCGTCTACTTCGGATGATGCCTATTCGCTCACTGTTGACGTGGGTGAGGAGTCTTACGAGATTGTTCCATTGTCCACGATCCTGTGTTATTATGCCTTTGCACGATACGTCAAGGATGCTGATCAGAAAAGCACATCCACGGGATTCAAGATTCCCGGATACTCGGCATCGGTGATTGTTCCGGACAATTCTAAAAGTAGACGATATGAAGCAGAAAAAGGGAAAGCGGACGCATTTTTAGAGGACTTCCACACCGTTTACGAAAAGTACAAAGAATCTATAAAACCACAGGAAAACGAGTGCTGCAAGCCTCAAAAGTACCGCATATGTTTTATCAACTAACACATATCGTATGAAAAGAGGAATGAAAGAAGACCTGCAGATACTTACAGCTATCGGAATGCTGGTTTCGGGAGTTGTACTGTGCTACCTGGGCTTCTTTAGGTCCGATGACGGTTCCATCCATGAATCAGTGCTGTGGTATTTTGCGCAATGTCTGATCTGGGCTGGATCGATCTTCGGCATAAGTATCTACGTTCGTGGGAAAATAGAGAGTTACTTCAGAAATTTTAACATCGATGAGAACCGAAGAGAGGAGACTAAAGATGGTAAACAACAGCAATAAGCCTGATGCGATCATCATCCATTGTAGTGCTACACGGGAAGGGCAGGACATCGGAGTTAAAGAGATCGACTCGATGCACAAGCAGCGCGGTTTCAATAAGATCGGGTATCACTACGTTATCAGGCTTGACGGATCGGTCGAAAAAGGGAGAGAGGAAACCGCCATAGGCGCACACTGCAACACCAAAGGTTTCAGCCGGCAGTCATACAACCGTCATTCCATCGGCATCTGCTACGTAGGCGGGCTGGACAAGAACGGTAAGGCGAAGGACACCCGGACTGATGCCCAGAAAAAGTCTCTGATCGATCTGATCAATGACATCTGCCGCAGGTATCCGATTGTCGAGTTGCTGGGGCATCGGGATACGTCTCCGGACTTGAATGATAACGGGGAAGTAGAACCAGCAGAGTATATCAAGGCATGCCCCTGCTTCGACGTGAGAAGCGAATACGGGCTGCTGAAGAAGGACGTAATAATCACACCATGAGAAAGTACTTGATTATCGCATGCCTGCTGCTAGTAATAGCAGTGGGCTTCCTTTTTAATAAGGTAAAGAGACAGAAGGTCGAGTTGGACCGTAAACAGAACAACATTGAAGCCTTGAACCTTGAGGCTACGCGATACAGGACGGAAAAAGGACAGTTTGCTGAGCAGATACGCTCGCTGTCCTTGAAGAAGTCGGAGCTGGAACTGTTCAACTCGGACTTGCAGGAAACCGTGAAGGACCTAAAGATAAAGCTACGGGATGTCAAGTCAGCACACACCGTGGAAACCAAACTGGAGATTCGTACTGTTACCAAGACTATCCGGGATACAATTCCAGGTATCTACCGATTCGAATACTACGACGGGTGGAACAGAATAGAAGGGAAAGTGTCACCGGATTCTACAGAAATTAACAATTCGTCAGTTGACTCACTAGCTGTAATCAACCATATCAAGCAAAAACGGTTCCTGTTCTTCCGGATCGGGAAACCTAAGATTCTATCTACAGTAACCAACAGAAATCCTAAAAACAGCATTCACGTGACATTTTCAGCCAATTTTGACTGATTTGTAACATAAATGCACAATTTTCTACACATATCTATGCAACATAAATCGCTGCAAATCAGATAGTAGGAAACTGTGCATTGACGTGCATTGATAATATTTTTCACATCTATGCAGGATAACTCACTGATTTATAGGTATTTGCATTGATGCATAGATAAATATAGGTATTATTAAATATTTGAAAACAGGTATATTGTAATTATATATTATCGCACACCCCGTATTTACGTATATTATAGAAAAATGCGATTTTATCAATGCATCAATGCATCGGTCTGATTTGCAGTGAGTTACACAGCATAGATGCCGATTTTCATCTATGCACATCAATGCACGTCATCTCGTACCATCTGATTATCAGTGAGTTACAGTGAATTGATAGGTTTTCCATGCTAATAAACGTTAAATACTGAAATTATTTTGTGCAGATTGTTGCAAATTAAAATAAAAGCCGTACCTTTGTCAGCGTAATCGTAAACCGATAATCAGACGTTCAGCCACCTACGATTGGCTGAGGAAATAAGTGTGGTGAACAAAGGACCACTACGGAGATAGACGGACTCGCTGAATTTAAAAACCGAAAGCAATGGAGAAAAAAGTGAATCTATGTGCGCTCGAAAAGTTTTATTATGATGCTGTAACGGAAGGCATAGCGCGATGCAAGACAGCCATCGAAGCATTTAATAAATTTTCATCCCCGTTGCGCCTTACCGCGAAGGAGGTATTTGCAAGGCATATGGTGCTGGAGTTTTTCGGAGAAGAGTTTGAATACCCGATAAAAGACTTCATAGTAAAGAATGCCGACCTGTACCATCCTATCTACGAAAGGGCTAGGGA